AAAGAAGATAAGGAGGCGGCTCAGTGAGCCGCCGTCCCGGCTGGGCCATGACTCAGGTATACGTGCAGCACGCGCGCTGGCTCGAGGCTCAGGGACCAAGCTACAAGCTACAAGCGGCAAGCTGCAAGCGCCAAGCTGCAAGCTTGACAAGATTAAATTATAATGTTATAGTATCCTATAAAAGAAAGGAGAAAGAATTATGAATATAAAAGAAGCTCAAGCAATAACTCACACACTATCGAAGCCGGGCAAGATGCCTGGATTTGCCTACAGCACACCAGCCCACGAATGCAAGACAGGGACCAAGCTCAGGGCCATCCCTAACAGCGTTTGCGCTAACTGTTACGCATACGAGCGCGGCCGTTATAGATTTCAAAATGTGAAGGACGCACAATACAAAAGATTTAGATCCTTGACCCATCCGCTATGGGTCAAAGCAATGGCAGCTCAAATCAATTCTAAAAAGGTGAAGCATTTCCGCTGGCACGACTCAGGAGATGTACAGAACCTGGACCATCTAAACAAGATCTATGAAGTCTGTAGACTGACGCCTTCAGTTAAGCACTGGATGCCAACGCGGGAAGCATGGACCAAGGACCACCTGACCAGCTGCCCGGACAATTTAATTATAAGATTCTCTGTACCGATGATTGATCAGGAGGCGCCAGTTAGCTGGCCGCACACGTCAACGGTAACAACGAAGCCTGGCAAACGTACATGTCCAGCCCCTACTCAAGGCAACCAATGCAAGGACTGCAGGGCCTGCTGGGACAAGACAGTTAAAAATATTTGTTATGGCGAACATTAAAAAATTCCCGCGTGGAATATCGGATCAGGCCATTAGCTTAAGAGCTCACGACGGTGAGCGCGAGCGTGCGCCTGATTCGGGCCTCAAGCCTAAAAGTTATGTATGGTATTTTCACAATCACAAATGGAAGCAACGGTATGATCCAAGCGCCAAGCAGCAAGCTCCAAGCTCCAAGCCTCACGCTCCAATATTTAGAAAGCTGCAAGCTTCAAGCGCCAAGCTTCGAAAGTAATAAGTGACAAGCGTCAAGCTCCAAGCTACAAGCTTCAAGCTCCAAGCCCCTCTCAACTAGTTCCAAGATTCTTGATCCACGGTACATATGAAAACGATTAGCGGACCTTGGACCAAGGGCCTCGGTTAAGATAAATGTGTTGTCAGGATGTTTCACGTGGAACGCAATTTGGTGCGGACTAAATCTTATTTTTTTACCCTTGGTTACTTTTAACTCTATTGTAAAAAAGTGCCTATTATTATTGTAGACCAACAAGTCAGGAGTACCAAGTAAGCTAATGTTTTCAAGCCTTGTAAAGGTAAAATCCCTCCACTCTTTAACAAGTTTTTTATATAATTTAGCCTCTGGTCCCACTTACTTTTTAGGGGTAACACTGTCGTTCTTTGTGCTCTTCAACGACGCTAACATTCCAATAATACTTGCAACTTCACCATATGGTCTTGTCCATAAATACTGCAATACTTGTTTTCTTTGTTCTTCTGTCAGTTCAAACATAGTAACTCCTTTCTATAAAATTATTTTAGATTTACTCGGTGGTAATGTTTTAAGTACAACTCTCACACCCTCTGTTGCACCTATCAAAGTATTTTCATGTGCTTCAATTTTTTGTATTTCAGATAGCCTGCCATTGCCTAGATCAACATAAACTTTAGCATACATAATAGCATTACCCTTGCCTTCAACTTTACCCATGCCTTTGTTAAACTTGTCAGTAAACTGTCCAAGTACTTGTTGTAGATCTCTAACTAACATTATAATAATCTGATCTTTCTTGTTTTAAATCTTTTACTTCTTGCTCTAGTTTATTTATTTTAACTATTTGATCTGCAAGTTCTGTTTTGTATTGTGTGTTCATAACAAATCACGCACATTGTTACGTAATTTGTCTATGGTTTTGTCTTCTTTTACACCATTAAAATCTATTACAATTTCATTTTCATGACTAATATCTTCGCCATGTTCTTTGTGTTTATTGTATGTTCGTTTATCTTTCATCTATTGACAATATAGGATAGTTACCTTAAAAAGTCAAGTATGGGTGTTCCAAAAAGATTAACAGAAATGCAAAAAAGATTTGCAGAATATTTAGTATTTAATGAAGGTAGAACTACAGGTGCAGACGCTGCTATAGCTGCTGGCTACAGTGAGAAACGTGCTAGAGTTGAAGCATCAGAATTACAAAACCCAACACTATCTCCACTTGTTGTACAATACATAGGTTCTCTACGAGAAGAAAAACTTAAAAAGTATGAAGTTACTTATGACAAACATGTAGCTGAACTTGGTAAAATTAGGGAAGCCGCTTTAAATAAAGGTGCTTTCTCTGCTGCAACCAACGCCGAAAAGAATAGAGGCATGGCTGCAGGATTATATATAGACCGAAAGATAATAAAAACAGGTAAACTAGAAGAAATGTCAGAGGAAGAATTAGAATTAAAAATGAAAAAAATACTAGAGGATTACGCACCGATTCTAAATGCAAAGGTTGTTGACGCATTACCAGAAGAAGTTAATGAACCCGAGTTATCTTCTTCACACACGAAGTCGGAAACACCGAACGCTCAGAAAAAGTAATAGACCCATCATCATCTACATCGTAGCCTGCAAAGATTCTTACAGTCTCATCATCTTTACTAAACAACCAACCCTCACTTACAGGTGTAGCTAGTTTCATATTTTTAAACTCACGTTCAGAACCCCAACCACCTTCTGTAATGATATCAATCCAATCTATACGTACACGCTTGTATGGAAATCTAACAAACTTTTTAACAGTTTTAGGTTTTACATAAGTATCAATTATTCTAGATTTTTTTCTGGATTTCATGCTATCCTTTTATAACTGCGAACCCTATAACACAATTTAAAAATAAAAAGGCGCTGGACAAAATAATTATTTGAAAGTTCGCAAAACTTAAAAAATGACCTATTAGTGTTGGTATACTTGACTAATACGCCCCGAAGGGGGGCTTCGGGAGCCTTCGCATTGGCGTAAAATGGGTTCGCAAAACAGGGGGTAGGGTTCGCACTTTTGTGGCAGAAATGTGGCAAAGGCCATATTTGAACACAATTTGGACACAATTGACCCTTTTTTACTAAAAATGCCGAACGCTGCCGAACCCTAAGTTCGCACTTTTGACCCTTTTGCGAAGGGCTAGAGTTCGCATAATTGTTTAGAATGGTTCTAAAGAACCAAATTATTTTTCTTATTTTGGCCATACTTTCGCTCATATTCTGCCTCAATCTCTATCATAAGGTCCGTGATCCCTGTTTCGTCTAGCTTGACCACAGTCTCCATGGCTTTTGCAACAAGGTCTTTTCTATATTTTATAGCCTTATTTTTGGTCTGTACTTCGTGGATTCTCCACCTCGTCTGGTCTGTCATTAAACTCCTCTGCTTTCATTGGTGTTGTTCTTTCTTTCTCATCATGTATCAGCTCATGATACATGTCTAATCGTTTTAGAAACTTATGTTTCCAAGACTTTAGTTCAGCCCCTTGTACTTTGAACTCTTGATAATATAGGTCAGGCGTGCATACCATGATAACTCCCTGCTCAATTTTACTTCCGTAGACATAGTCGTGGGCCATGGCGTATGCTGC